CATTGTCGTCGGACACTCGACGACTGGTTCGTTTCAGCACATTTCGTTCGTCAACGGCATTTCGACCACACAGGGTGGGACGCACGTCGACCGGTTCGTGAATCAGCTCGTACCCAAGTTGGCGACGGGGATTCGACCGGCGCAAATCAAGGCGTCCCTATTTGTGATGATGCGTTGCACGATAATCAACCCGACGTTTTCGAGCCAAACGAAAACGGAGTGTACCTCGAAAATCACAACCGAGTACGAATTCAAGCCCAAGTTCATCAAGGATGTTCTGGCGTCTGGTGTCGGCGACGAGTTGACGGCGCTCGCAGTCTCCAAAACCGAAAAAGAGCTCAAAAAGACGGATGGTGCCAAAAAGAACAAGATTACAGGCGTACCGAAGTTGGATGATGCCAACTGGGCGGGAACAGCAAAGAGTCACGAGTGTACACTGATTGTGACTGAGGGAGACTCAGCCAAGACGCTCGCGGTCGCTGGACTGAGCGTAGTAGGACGCAACGCATACGGCGTCTTCCCGCTCCGGGGGAAACCGAGGAACGTTCGGGATGCTAGCGTAAAGCAACTCACCGAGAATGAAGAGTTTTCGAACCTCAAGAAGATTTTGGGCCTTCAGCATGGAAAGGTCTATACTTCACTCCGAGAACTTCGGTATGGTCGTTTGATGATCATGACGGACGCTGATCTGGACGGAAGTCACATCAAGGGTCTGGTCCTGAACATGATTCATCACTTTTGGCCGAGTCTGATCGACCTGGGTTTCCTGGCGGCGATGGTGACGCCTGTGATCAAGGCGGGCAAGGAGTGGTTCTTCACAGAGGAGGCGTTCCGTGCACGGACAGGTCGGTCTGGTGAGACGGTTTCCAATGGAAACGTGAAGTACTACAAGGGTCTGGGAACATCCACGTCAGCAGAGGCGAAGGAGTACTTCAAGATGATTGATCGTCTGACTGTGAAGTTCACACCGGATGTGCGAACTAATGAATCGATGACGCTCGCCTTTTCCAAAGCCATGGCGGATGCACGGAAGGGATGGCTCGTGGAACACATGGCGAGTACACCTCCGGGTGTCGATTACGGAAACGTGAAAGCTCTCACGGTGACTGATTTCGTCCACAAGGACCTCGCCAACTTTTCGGTTGAGGATATCAAGCGGTCGATCCCACACGTCGCAGACGGACTCAAGCCGAGTCAGCGAAAGGTGATTTATGCGTGTCTGAAACGGAACCTGGTCAAGGATGCCAAGGTGGCACAGCTCAGTGGGTACGTCGCCGAACACACGGCGTACCACCACGGCGAGGCGAGTCTCCAGGGGACCATCATCGGCTTGGCTCAGACATTTGTCGGATCGAACAACGTCAACCTGCTCGAGCCGAGCGGTCAGTTTGGAACGCGGTTGATGGGTGGTAAGGATGCAGCCAGTCCTCGTTACATCTTCACGCGATTGGCTGAAAAGACGCGTCGGATTTTCGACCAGCGTGATGACCCGGTACTCAAGTACGTATCAGAGGATGGTCAGAACGTCGAGCCGACGTACTACTTGCCCATCGTGCCGATGGTACTCGTGAACGGTGCCGAGGGTATCGGGACTGGGTTTTCGTCGTACGTTCCGCCGTACGACCCCAAGGTGGTGACAAAGAACATCCAGCGCGTGCTTCGTGGTGAGGCGATGGAGGCGATGAAGCCACACTTTCGAGGATTCACAGGCACGACGGAAAAGACGGGTGAACACACGTGGACTCTGACGGGGACGTTTGAGCGTCAGGGGTCCCGTATTCACGTGACTGAGCTTCCTCCAGGCAAATGGATTCAGGACTACAAGGAGTTTTTGGATGGTCTCGAGGTCAAGTATGAGAATCACTCAACTGAAAACAAGGCGGACTTTTTCGTGTGGACTGAAGTGAATGATCCGAAGCAGCTTGGACTCGTGAAGACGATTCACACGAGCAACATGTACCTCATCGGACAGAATGGTGCCGTGAAAAAGTATGCGAGCCCAGAGGAGATTCTGGTCGACTATCTCGAGATGCGTATGGCACTGTACAAGACACGCAAGTCGTACCTGGTCAAGGAGCTCAAACACCAGGTGACTGAAAACACGATCCGGGCGCGTTTCATCACCGAGGTGGCACACGGACGTCTCGAGATTTTCCGACGGACCCGAACAGATATAGAAGCAGATATGACGCGTCTTGGGTTTCCGCACGAGCTGTTGGTTTCGGTTCGGACGTACCAGTACACGGCTGAGGAGATTACCAAGGCGTTGACGCTCGTGAAAAACATCCAGAGCGAACTTGCGACGCTCGAGGCGACGACCGTGTCGAACCTGTGGAAACAAGATCTTGAGTCCTTGTAGAGGATGGAGGTTGATGAAATCATCAGCAGTTTTGTACCTCCTGGTTCAGTACCAGATCAGGTACTTGCACGACTTCGTGCAGTTGCCAGTGACGTGATTGCGCGCGCAGGTGCAAAAGTGAATGACGTGGTTTCAAAACTCGAGTCGAGTCCACCGACGTATATACAATACACGTCATTTGATCAGGTTGCAGAATTGTTCAAAAATGCTTTAAGTGCAGTTGTGTCTCGTCCGCCTCCGGGTCCTCCGCCTCCGGGTCCTCCGCCTCCGGGTCCGCCGCCTCCGGGTCCGCCTGACGCATCGAGTCTGACAGTTACCGGATTCTATGGACCTTCACTTACACCGAATGTTCTCGCTGTTTACCTGACACAAAATGCACCGATTGTTACCGGAATGTCAATCACAGGTCTGATTGGAATAGAAGGAGATGTATACGTCGAAACATATACATCGAACGTCTACGGTGACGTGATTATAAATCCAGGCCCACCGTCCATTTCTTTTCCATACGTCTCACTTGTGACGGCGTATATCGAGGGACAGGGTAAGATTCCAGTCTCACCGAGTTCACTGCTTCAAATTACATTTGGTTTTAAGAAAACCAGTGATCGTTCGACTGCCAGAGGGTTTAGAGGTCCTCTCGTAACGGGAAATGTTTTCAGTTTGTACATTATCGATACATTTACTGGTCCGATACCTGACAAAGACTGGAAAGTGACTGGTTTGAGCGATCCTTCGACGCTTCTCGTCGACGTTGCTGGAAACGTCACCGTACTCGAAACAACACCTGAAATGGGTACATCGAATACATTGGTAGGAAGTGCAACAAAACCGTACAATTATTTGTACAAATTGAAAGTCACTGTCGACCAAGAACAAGTATTGCCGGTTCCAGGAATAATCGTACCATTGACATTTCTTCGTCCAAAGGCGCAGATTCAAAGCAAATACTATTCGATGTACGACCCCAAATTGTTCGATGCAGCTGACATAAAGGGTCAGGCTGCAGATTTGCGCGACCTCAATTCGAACGTATGGACGGATGCTCCCGCACCCCGTGAAGCCTACATAGAAATGAGCGGTCGTGGGTTCGGTACCGGTGCACTCACTGCAATTGCAGCCATCGGTGCACAAGAAAAATACATGTATGGAGGCGAGTCTCTCTGGATACCTCAAATAAAACAACACACCCCGTTCGTCCAGACACAAAGACTTTTAAACCCGCTTGAAACGTCGAGTGGGTTTCTCGATTCCTCCACAACTTATTCGATGAATCTGTATCCACGAGAGTCGGGAGATTTACTTTCGAACATGTACTTGTCTGTCTCGCTTCCCGCACTTCCTACAGGGTATGCGTACTGCGAATTGACCGGTCGAGCCATCTTTAAAAAGGTGGAGTTTTTACTCGACGGTCGCGTCATCGAATCGATCGACGACGACTGGTATGTCATTCGGGATCAGATTTTCCTGGATGCGGATGAAAAACTCGCCATGTACCAAGCTATAAGCAGGGGTCAGGCTGAATCGAACGTCGTTTCTGGATCGACCCAGCTAGACATGTTGATTCCACTCGATTTCTTCTTTTGCAGACGACAGAGTCATTCGAAAAAAGGGAGGGAACGTCTTGAAAAACCATTTTTTCCTTTGTGTGCCGTTTTGCAACAAGTCGTCACTGTTCGATTCACGTTCAATGACGTGTCGTGGATCACAAATGCTCCGACGGATGTCAATGGGAATCGCATCGATCTCATCAACCCGCGAATTCTAGTTGAGGAAATTACACTGACACCCGAAGAGCGTATGTACTATCAATCAAAACCACTCAAGATCAGTGTCAGCCGTGTCTGGGCAGAAGCTGGACAGCCATACAACAACGGAAAGGCAGTTGTCAACTTTACATCCAAGTATCCCGTGAGTATGCTTTCATGGTTCGTCAGAAACAAATTGTACGAAACGTCCGATCCAGAATTTTACACGTCGAGGTATCAATACGGGTACAGCACGAATTTCGTCCAGGCTGCTGTACCTGTACAGTTTTTCAATGGCGTTAAAATCAACTTCCTCGATGCAATCGAAGAAGGAACAATCTACCTGAACAATCAAAACATTCTTTCAAACTTCCCGGGTGCTTTGTACTACAGTTACAAGCAGCCCATAGACCACGGACTGTCAGTCCCGACAAAGAATATTTACATGTACTGCTTTTCGGATTATCCACGTGAATACTCGCAGGAGGGAAGTGTCGATTTTGCAAAGTTGAATTCGAACACGTCCCATCTTGATTTGGTTTTTAATGCTGCCGTCGCGCCACAGATTACACAGGGCTATACTTTGTACCTGTACTACTACGGGCATGTCGACCTCCAGATTCAGGATGGAGGCGCGTTTGTTACACAAGACTTATTGTAATGTATCCCGACCCAGTGTTGAGTCCGAGATCTTGGACATTCGTCACTTGATCTGACGCGTAGCACGTCGCCCCCTGTAAACCATTTCCAGGGCTTCCTGTGTAGCCACCAGCACCCGCTACACCGAAAGCCGCGCCGTAAACTGTTCCAGCCACTGGTGTTAGTTCAGGTTCAACTGCACTTGAAACAACGACAAGCGTTTGAATACCGATGAGTCCAGCGACTATGTTCGGTCCATTAAAATCACCCGATGTTGACTGAACACCGGAAATGTATATAGCGAGTCCTGGTTGAAGTCCATTAATGACGTCAGTCGACACTGCATACAAGTTAGAACCGGGTATAGGAATATAAGGTCCTATACTATAAATACTGTATATGTTTGATACGAGATTCACTGGACATTGACCACCACCGAACCCACCTTCAGCGACAGGCGCTGCAGGAGGTGGCGGAATCCCAGGCTGTGGGTTGTAATTTCCACCGTAGATGTATTGATTTCCGTATCCAGTTGTCGAAGCAGCCTTGGGCAAAAGAAATGGGAACGTCAGGTCTGGGTATTGTCCGTCTGCGTAGTACCCTGCACCGGCCACACCAAACCCAGTACCTCCACCTGCCCCTCCACCATACGGCTGAAACACCCCATCCTGTGGTGTCGCTGGTACAGAAAATCCTACAGTCGGATAAGAAACACTGTCAACAACTGGCGTTGCGATAGCAAACGTACTTGCGTTCACAACCTGAATCTGGTACGAACCATCGAACGGTGTTCCACCTGTAATATATACATAGAGACCTGTTGAAAACCCATGTGGAATCAATGTCGTCACATATGCTCCAGTCCCGGTCCCTGTGATGTTTGCATTCGGCACGGGATTTCGTGGACAGAAAGACCCACCATCGCCACCGGCACCTACGATAATAGGTACATTATCAACAGTACTCATAAACGACCCTCCGCCAGCCCCTGTGGTCACGTGATCAGCGGTTAACGATGGAACAGGAATTTGTCCGACCAGAAGTTTGAGAACCTGTCCCTCGTAGAATGCCACATTCCCCTGTATGATGCGTCCGTTCGCCTCACCCATCGCACCAGCAGCCGTCACCTGGTACACACCGTTTGCAGGCACTGTCCAGTACTGAACACCTTTCTTGATGTACCATTGGGACGCTTCAGTCCATGGATGTGTCGGATAAGTGTTCGATGTCGGTCCATGGCGACCCGTGTTCCCGAGAGATGTGAATGTGAATGTCGTGAACGGATACAGTCCCGGGTACGAGTTGTTCTGAATCTTTCCAGCCGTGATGACCGTATCTTGACCACCTTCACGGACGTCAACATTCATCGCTCGTAACTCTCCATCCTTGACTGAAATGACGTTGTACCCGAGAGCGTAAATCCTGAGAGACCGTGAGTACGCACACGGTGTCAGTGTTAACGTATGGAGTTGACGAGTCGCGAGGCTCATGTTGATTTCACCCGTCGCATCTTCGTGTTCGGGATCGATCGCAAAAGAGTACATGTAAAATGAACGGTCCGGTGTCCGCGTGTGATACTCGAGTGGCTGAACGATTCGAAGATACAGAGGAGTTCCAAATTCACGTTTGATGACTTCTGCTCCATTGAGTGCCAGTTTCATATTTACCAACTGGTCACCACCGGCATTCAGGTAATTGTATGCAGTCGTTCCGTCGTTCTGGATGACCCAGAAAAGTTCCTTGACACTGTGAACAAAGTCCGTCAGGACTGAAACCTCTGTTTCGTTTGCAGATACGGTGTATATCACGCGTTGCCACGTCTTGGCGAGATAGTTCATCGGCGTCTTTGTCATGTAGTCGCGTTCAGCTTTGGTCACGTAGACGTAATCGACAAACAAATTCACCTGAACCGGAAGCGTCCAGTTCAGAACTGTAAATTCGTTTGCCGATTTAAACTTGACACGAAACACAGGGGGTTTTTTCAGTGCGCACAGAGGCAAATCGACAGAAAACGGAATCGGAATGTAGTATGAATCGAGGCTGTTCGTGATCCCTTTTCCGACGAGCGTCGTGAGGGCACTTTGTTTGGACTGTGTCACGGTAATGTCGTTCCAGATTTCGAGCGACTCACCGTAGTGACGTTCGATGAGTTGATTTTCATACAAAAGTTCTACGTAATCGATCATGTACGTTCCTACTGAATCCTGAACAGGCGCCTGTTCAGGCCAATCAACACGAAGGTACATTTTTCCCATTGCAACATCCCCCGCCTTTGCAATCCAAATGGTGACATCATCGCCGAAATGCACGTCACTTGGAAACTGCAGTCGCGTCAGCTGATGTGCAAATTGTGCTGGCACCATTCTCTACTCAAAGTTTAGGAATTAAATAAGAGACCACCGACGCCGCCTTGGATTTTGAGGATGTTGTACGAACGTGCCCATACCGTAGCGGATGCGTTCGAGAAGATTTGTTCGCTTATTCTCGAAAAGTTTACAGTTCCATTTGGTGTTGTGCTCTCAGGGTTCATCTCAAAGCTGTACATTGAAAAGTTGCGAGTCGGCATGACAGTGTGATTTTCGAACGGCTGAACGGTGTTGTAAAACGTGTAGCTCCCGACGTCTCTGGAAACAATCTCTTCACCGTGTGTGAGCGCCAACGCCGTCTGGTCGGCGATGGACGAGTACTGGTACACGTTGGTCGAGTCGGGTACTCCCGTGAACCACATTTCTTTGACTGGTCCCTTGAACTGCATCTCGAGTGGACTGTTTGATTTTGCCACCTGAACGACGCCTATGAGCTGATTTTCCGGCGGCGGATCGTCGTGTTTCTCAAAATCAATGAGCAGACTCGCGTTCAGATTCCCCGTCTGTGTGTATTGGTCGTATCGGATGATATCTTTGGCTCGCGTGTTTCCGTAGGTTCCAGTGTCGTTCGTGTACATATACACGTAGCGCGGACCGTTTATGAAAATCTTTGGAGTGTACCGACCTGCGAGGTACGGTGACGCAAATTTAAATTGCGTGGGGCTTATAACCTCAGAGACAACTTGTGGGCCATTGAGGAATGCTGGTTCGGCACCCTGAATGTTGATAATGTCACCTGGAGACAAGAGATGATTCTTGAGAACGAGATCTTGAATTGTCACTTGAATACTCGTTCCGTCACCGATGATTGATTTGTTGATGATGGCTGTAATTGTGACACCGGCGTTCGGTGCATAATCTGTCACGATACCAGCGGCTGACGCGAACGCATACGTGGTTGCATCCTTCACTTTGATTGCAATCGGTTCTGGTGTATCAAAATGCGTGCTTCCCTTGATCAACACGAACATACCATCAGTGAGACCGTGTGGGTTCAGTGTCGTACACTCCGCACCCGTCGCGGCACCCACTATTGACACATTGAGTTTAGAAAGAGTAACACCTGCAGAGGGAGCATAATCAGTTGCTGTAATACTTGTTGCGATTACGTAATTTGTTTCATCTATTATACTTGTAACCGTATATGGCACTGGGCTATCGAACGAGGCACTTCCCTGAATGATTACAACCATACCAGCTGAAAGACCGTGTGGATTCAGTGTTGTCACGTATGCTGCACCCCCACCAGGTCCCGTGATAGCCAGATTAAGGACAGAAATCGTAACACCTGCATTCGGTACGATGTCTGTCGCGACGATACTCGTCGCAATTGTATATGTTTTATCGTCTATTATGCCCGTGACGGGATACGGCGTCGGACTATCGAATGACGTACTTCCCTGGATAAATACCGCCATGCCCACGTACAGACTATGAGTATTCTGCGTCGTAACTGTTGCTGTACTACCATCGATTCCCACGATGGAAATGTTCAAGTTGGGGAGAGGTGAACTGAGTGTTATGGGTGTTTTGAGAGTGACACCGGATGTGATTCCATATGTATTGCTACTGAAATCAAATGGTATAGGAGATTCACCAATAGCTGTTGAATAATACTCGTACGAGTCTGGATTGCCCAACCCATTGGCGACATCCACTCGTATGACACACGCCTGCCC